CTCCTCGATGATAGTCCGCACCGCTTGCTCCACCTCCGGGCTGGTACCGAGGAAACGACGGCGCGGGATTTTGATGGTGGTACCGGCTTTCTTCAGTGCCATGAACTTCCAGAACTCGGCTTCGTCGCTCAGTTGCACCGTCCGCTTGTCATTTCGCCGGCTACCGTCTTTCTTGCGCCCAAAGGAGTCGGTCGCCTCGTAGTATTTGTGCCAGAAGTATTTCTTCATCCTTGGGGTAACTACTATCTCACCACCCTCATTGTGAATGGCTGCGTAGGGCAGGTCGGTGTAGAACGTGATGCTGTTCTCGGTAGTCCGGCTCTGGATGCTACGGCGCAACTGACCCGTATCGACGAGGATATGACCGTCTGGACGCATCGGGCTACGCCTGCGCTGCCATGCCTCGCTAAAGAATGCCTCACGCTCAAAGTTCTGGTCGAACTCGTCGGACATCTCCACTTGGATGTCCTTAAGGATTCTTCTTAAAATAGCCTGGGTCTCTGACTTCATCTTCGGGGAATAATAGCTCAGGGAACAAAAAGCCCTCTGCTGAAAGCGCCGCCCGCTCCTCAAATTGAGGATTGGACGATGCCTTCAGCAGATTATAAAAGGTGCGCTCACAAATGCCGTATTTCGGATATACGTAACGCTTCCATATCTCCCTGTTCGGGAGGCCTGTTCTGACGTAGGTGTCGTAAATCTGATTGATGTCGGCTACTCGTTTCGCATAACTTTTTCCTTTTCGCTTCTTGGGTCCCATGCAGCTTGATTAGACATATCGGGGTTACTTACTTTCTTATACGGGCGGATGTGGAGTTTCATTTCGCAACTCACAAGCACTCTGCCGCTGCCGTCACAGTTAGGGCATTTTCTCGAAAAGCCCAACTTAGTGACCTTGCCTGGGCCGTGACATTCACGGCACAAGGCAACTTTCTCCGGTTTGGTCACTTCCTTGATCATACGGTGGTCTCCTCTTTCTTGGGTTCTACATAGAAGGTCTCGTCCTGAGTCACCATGATACCGCACTCGGCCATAGCAGTACCCATCGGTATCTGTTTCTTGGTGATGTCGTTCTCAATGAACTCAACAGCCTCCAGCTCGCGGTCAGCCAGCAGTTTGTCCTTGGCGATTTCCTCGCTGGTGCGCACATAGCCAGGCATGAACTTCTTCACCAGCGTCAGCGCACTCGCCCAGGTGAAGCCCTTCAGCGTCTTCAGCTTCGGCGTGCCGGTCCTGAAGCCTATCACGCCGTGGGCCATGTCAAGGCTCTTCTTCTTCGAGAACAGCTCGGCCTGGTTCTCTGTGGCGAAGCTCTGAAGGGTGTCGAAGGCTACCGTCTTCGCGGCGTCCAGCTCGGCCAGGCGGCCGGCGTACTTCTCGCGGATCTTGGCGCACTGAAGCTCGATGTCGGCCGTTATCTTCGCGCTCTCCGCATCGGCCTTGGCATACTTCGCGAAGGCTTCGTCGGCGGCTTCGCGCGTCACGCCGGTAATGATGATTTTCTTAACTCGTTTTGCCATTGTTCTTTGTTTTTAATGGGTTATTGTTTATGCCTCGGCGGTGTCTCCGCCTAAGGGAATGTATATCGTGGTTTGCTCCGGCTTGGGCTGCGCTTTCGGCCGGGATTTCAGACCGCCGTGTTTCTGGATCATCCGAAGCTTCACCTGCAAGGTGCCAAGCTCTTCTTCGTCCAGCTGGGCGAAACGCTTGCCAGATACTCGGGGGTTACGGCAGAAGTTGTCCACCGTCGGCCAGTCTGTCGTGTTCACCCCAAGCTGTTGCATCAGACGCAGACAGGCACTGCGCTTCTTCCTCAGCTGGGCTTGCAGCGCCTTCCTGCGCTCGGCATACCCCGTCACGCGCTCCATCTCATCGCACATCGTGCGGTACTCGCTCGCCGTCGTCTCATGCAGGTGCGTTGTCCGGCCGTGGGTGTACTGCTCCACAAGCGTACATTTGTCTGCATAAGGCATCTTCTTCAGAAGAGCGTAAAAGCGTGCGTAGTTCCTTTCCGTTCCCATAGCTTCTCCTCCTTCCAGTCTTTATAGTTCTCACGGGCTGCCTGAACGGCACTCGGCAGGTCACCCGAAATGTCGCCGATGCCCAACAAAGGCACACCGCTTACGCTCAAGTAGAGTGCGCCGTTAAACTCCATCACGTTCACCTCTCTGCGGGCGGCCTCGTCAAGTTCTGCCTGACGGGCGGCTTCCATGCGGGCAGCACGTTCCTCATGCCACACCTGCAGACGCTTCTTCAAATTCTCTAAAATGTTACTCATAATCTTAATTGTTGATGGTTACTTGTTTCTATCATGTCTATATCGTGCTGGGTTCTGTACGCCGCTGCTGTGCAGCGGCCTAATAGTCCTCCAACGCTTTTCGACCGTAGTCTTCCGTCAGCGTCTCCTCTGTATCTTCCGGTTGCTCCTCCGGCAGCGCCATGGCCTCCATCGGTTCTATGGCTTCCGGCTCCTCCTGGGGCTTCGCCGCCACGCCTACCGTGCCGATCTCGTTGTCCTTCACCCATTTGTTGAACTTGGCTATCTTCTTCTGCTGCTTCAGCTTCACGGCCTCGTCCGCCGCCGTCTGCTCGCAGTCGGCGGTGTTGAACGTGCCGACGTCTTCCAGCTTGTCAATGTAGCGGTCGCCCTGCCAGATATAAACGTCCGTGATGCTGCCGTCCTCATGGGGCAAATAGTAGGCCTCTACCTTCCAGTTGTTAGGCTCAAGAAGCTCTATCACCTTCACGTCGCTCAGCCACCAGTCCTTGTACTGCACCCGGCAATACGAGTTCCGCCGTATCGTGGTCTCAACACGCTCGCCGATATACCGAGCCACCTTGCTTTTCTCCAAAGGCTCAAGCGTTGGGTTGATGTTCGCCACAAGCACGTCCCACCGCGTCATGCCGGGGTACTTCTTCTGGTTTGGGTGCAAACTGTGGTTGAACTCCCACACGTCTCGCTTGTCGTCGGCTATAAGCTCTTCCCATGTGTAGTACTGCTTGTCCTCGTAGGTGTCATTCTTCTCGTCAAACACCTTCTTCGCCTCTGTACGGTAGTGGCGGTCCTTGGCGTAGACCCTGCCGATGCCAAGGTGGTTCTTGTGCTCGATGCTGCGCTTCTTCGCCCCGTTCATCGGCTCTGCGTATTTCTCCTGTGAGTTCTGGGGAGCGCAGAACCTGACAAAGGGAAACATCACGCCGGCCTTCAGAAATGAGTCCTTCCACTGGCTCATCAGGTGGTTCTCTACCTCCACCTGGGCAGGACAGCCCCAGCCGTGCCTGTCCAACAAGCGGAACATGTCGCGGAAGCAGTCCACTACCAAGTCCACATTTTTGTTGCGGTTGTAGGCCATCCCGACAACGCACTGGCTCGCCACGTCATAGGCGTAGTAGGCTTTCGGGCGAGCCTTCGTGTCCTTCAGCTTACGCGGCAGATCGCGGTCGTCAAAGCTCACCTTGCTCAATGAGAATTCGGGGGAGTGCCGGCGAACGTGGGGCATCTGCTCGTGCATGAATGTCGTGAAGCTCGTTAACCTGTGCTCTATCAGCACGCGGTTCTTCGGCTTGTTAAGGTAGTTCGTGATCGTAGCCTCGCTCAGGGCCTTGGGCTCACCAGTCTTGTCTACAAAGTCGTCGGGGTTCAGCAGCTCGCCAGTCTCAGGATCATAAACGTCAAGCTCGCCGGTCACAAACATGTTGTACATCTCCAGCACGCTCGTGTTGTAGGGCTTGTTGGGCAAACAGGCGATGGCCAATATCAGACGCTCGGTCTTGTAATCGACCTTCCTCGCGCTCTGGTTACCGAACTTGCCGCTGATGAGGCACCCGTAGCCCTCCTTCCGGTACTCGTTCACTTTCTTCCTAAACCGCAGCGTGCTCTTGGGCAGCGTGTGGTGGAGCTCGTCCCGCAGCACCTCGATGGCCTCCGCCATCATGCTCCAGTCATATTTCTCGCCCATCAGCTTACGGTAGTCCTTGGCACGGTCATACAGCTTGATGCAAGTGTTCAGCACGCTCGCGTTGATGATATATTCCCGCGCCTTGTCCTCAGGCAGGTCCACGCCGGTCTTATTCCGGTCGTGGAAGAAGACCACCGCACCCTGGTCCAGCTCGTAGTTGCTGTTCACCCAGCCTACCAATAGAACCATCGCGCCATCCGGATATTTACGGCGAACTTCTTCGCGATAGCTCTCCGGCAAACTGTCAACGGCTATTAGGGCGCAACTGGAACGGTTACCACGGCGGACAACATCAAAACGGCCCCGGCTGCTCATAGCCTTGTAGTTCGGCACGCTCATGATGCCGCCGTCTATCAGCTCCTTATAGCTCACGCATAGTTTGTTGCCGTAGTACTCCATCTCTAACCCTCCTTATGCCATCTGAGGCGCTGGTTCTGTAGGACGCTGATGAGCAGCGGCTTTATAGAACTTACCCGCAAACTCCTGAATATACGGGATGTCGCTCACATGCACATCATCAAATCTACGACGCTCCTCGCCTTTCACAAACACAGTGCAGCTGTTGTCGGCATACTTGAACTCCAACAGCACGCCACCGGGCAGATACTGGCGCATGTACCCGTCGGCGTCAAACAGAGTCTCGGCCTCGGGAGCCTCTACCATCACGATGCCACCACGGTCCATCGCCAGCTTCCGCACCTTGCGGGCCAGCTCAGAGTCGCTCTCAAAATGAACGGCGTTGAACACCATGCGGGGCGTGATGCCAAACACCTTCGCGAGAAATTCGCGGTCCTCCTTCTTCACATGAATGTACTTCTTCATATTCTTCACTTATTAATCAATAATTTTTAGTAACTTTATGCCCAAATTCTAAATGGAACAAAATATGAGTAATTATTCCGTAGAAGACCTCATACGTCTTGAGGCACGCATCGCCGCGCTGGAGAGCTATGTAAAGGATAACCTTCCAGATGGCGGTTGGTTCTTAAGCCAAGAGTATTATAAATGGCTCGTACCTCTCGCATTTCAGAGGCATGAGACTGAGTTAGCCGATAAGTTTCTTCAAGAAAAAGCCGAGTTTGAGGAGAGGTGCCGTAGGGATAATATCGAGATAAAATTCCCATAGAGGCTTCCTTCTGAACCTCGGAATAATAGTGCCGGCCCAGTCGTGTCGTCGCTGACTGGTAGTCGGCCTGCAGCTTCTCGCAGTAAGCATCCAGAACGC